CCACCATCAACGACATCGTCAGCAAACAGCGGCTGCCCCTTGCCATCTTGGAAGAGCTTGAACTGTTCCAGGCTGTTGTAGTAGTCGCTAAGGATCGCGCTAGCCGAAGCCACACCAGACCCAGACAGCAGGTTGCCGCTGGAAACACCGAAGCGGTTGGAACCGCCAGCAGTGGTCGCGAACATCGTAGCACCGTCAGGTGCCAACGGGATTGCCGGCAGAGTGGTAGCCGACGCCGACAACAGATCGAAGAAGAAACGCTGCGGCAGCAAAGCGGCGCTCTGGCCAGCCATGCGAGCAACGTCCATCAGCGACTGCGTCTGATCGTCCTTGCGGTCTTCCTTGTGCCAAGCCACCCGCCGCGCCCATGTGTACACAGGCACCGTGAACTGCACCGAGTCCATGGCATCCTGCGGAATGGCATCGCCACGCCGCCAGTATTCCATGTGCGGTGCGGCTTCAAAGTAGGCAAACTCGTGCTCCCGGTTGGTTGCCGAGATGTTGAGGTCCATCACCATAGCCAGACGGCTATCGGCTTGCCGCGCTTGGATTGCGCTGTAGGTGTCGGCGAACTCAGTCCGAAGACCGTTTGCCAATACATTGCTTGCAATGACAGTGCTCATCGGTCTCCTCTACTACAGACCAAGATGTTCGGCAGGCGTAAACAGGGTAACGTCACCCAAGCCTGCGGAAATGAAACGGGAAACGTAGCCAACGGCGTCGAGGTTGGTTGATGCGGTCAGGTCCATGTCAGCAACATTGTTGCTCTCGCAGTAGACCAGATCGCCCACGTTGGCTTGAGCCAGCGAAGCCACTGCCACGCCTTTCAAGGTCAATCCTTCAATGTTGACGCGGCACTCGACTGCCGGCGACACGCTCGTGTTACCGGTAACAGTCTCCAGTGCAATGCCGACAAACTCATACCCTAGGGTATCCGTGAGGTTCGTCAGGTAGCCACCAGCGCCAAGAGCGACCAGTGCGCCGGCCGGAATCGTGACGCCATTGCTGACAACATAGGAAGCACGGCCAGCGCGTGGGCTGGTTTCGTGGGTAACGCTCGAAGTGATAGCAGCCATTGGATTAGTTCTTGTTCATGTTGAGGTCAACGTAACGCTCTTCCGACATGCGAATGTGTCCGCGCTCGTGCAGGTCCTTCCACTCACGAGCAAAGCGTGCAGCGTTGTCTACCGCGTCGGTGCCTTGGCTTTGATACTTCAGCGCGACCTGCGGAACTTTGGAGGTCTGCGACATGAACGCAGCCATGGTCGCGTCTGACTCAGGGATTTCGGCAATGCACTTGTGCATCTCGTCCACGAAAGCGTCGAACGCTTTTGCGCCGTTGTCCTTGTGGAACTTGACCAACCGCTGCTCCAGATCGGCACCCAGGCCACGGCTCGACAGCCGATTCATGGCAGCTCCGACAGCTTCGCGGCGCTGGTCTGCCGCGTCACGCTCGCGCAGCTTGGCTTCCTGTGCAGCAAGACGGCCCTGCAACCGGGCCACTTCTTCGTTCACGTCTTTCGACATAGCTTCGGCACCTGGAGCAGCTGCTGGCGCTGGCATTGATTCGGCTTCGGTTTGCGTCTCAACTTCGACGCTGCCGCGCTGGGCTTGAATGGCAGCCAGGATCGCGTCCATGTCAGCCACGCTGATCGAGCCGTCTTCAATAGCCTTGACTAGAGCGCCGACATCTGGCCCGGTGGGTTCCTCCATCATGTCGGTCCCCTTGTCCTTGGACTTGTCAGCGTTCGGCTTGCCCTCGGCCGCGTCCTCAAAGTTCAACTGCGTCATCTCTTCAGTGTTCATGTTGTGAATGCCCTGCATCAGAACGTGGGCGCTTGAGCCTCTACGAAAGCACGCTACCACAGGATCCGTGCTCTGTGATGCGTGCTTGAGCCACGGGTTAGAGAATGTCGCACTTGCAACCCTTAGCCCTTGGTCGCCGGGCGTGTGCGTGTCGACCACCGTTGCGCCGTTATGGTCCTGCACGTCGGCAACCATCAGCATCGGCAGCTCTAGATACGGAGCCTCATGATCGAGCAATGCCAGCGAATCCAAGGCCGGCTGTTCCACGTTGAAGATTTCGACTGAACGATAGGGCAGCCGCTTGGCCAGCACGTCTTCGCTGACTTGGGCATCAGTGATGGTCAGATCAGCCATGACCGCCGTGCGCCGCGTGCCCTTGAACGTGATGGCTTGCGTGCCCACGATACGAAAGTATCCGGCAGCTCTCACTGAGTCAGACGGTCCGTCTTCGTGGTGCCTGACATGAAGCGGCGGCAAGTAGCCTTCGGACTCTGCTTGCTTGGCCTTGCGAACAGCTGCCGCAATCCATTCGCCATCAAAGGCGTGGCCGCCGCGCTCGCATTCGACAAAGATCGGCACTCCGTGGATGACCAACGTGCCGTCTGGGTTTCGTGTTGCTTGGTAGTTCATCAGTTGCGCAAGAAGTTGAGACGAACGCAGAACTTGGTTGATGCCGAGGGAGTGAACGAAGCCTTGGTGATCAAGTTGCCTTTCACTGCTCCATCGGTTGTTTGGTAGGCGACACCGTCACCAGCCGTGTATTCCGATGGAATGCCACCCACGATAGAAGGGCTTGAATAGTAGACGTAAAGGGCGGTCGGGCTGCCGTTGACGTTGATCTTGGCCGAGTTTGAGAACGACATCACAGCGCATATGTTGGCCATCTGACTGGATGCCAGCAACAAGCCCGAGTTGTCCGTGCGCTCGACAGCCGTGTCCTCGAACAAGATCAGCTGAAGGTCGTTGCAGGCTTGGTTGGTTACAATCTGAGCACCGACTAGCCAGCCAGACTTGCCGCAGTTCAAGAAGTTCATGTGGCCCGGCGTGACGGTGCTATGCGAAATAACATCGTCGACCGTGTAGGCACTGGTGTTGGCTGGGCGCTCAAACGTGACGATGCTGCTACCGTAAGTGTGAGGCTTGACGGGCTGTGCGTTGAGCGTGTCAAGCGTTGGGATCGCTACCATGATTCGGCTTCTCTTGTTTGACTAGTCGGATGATGCCAGCCCGAACGCTGTGCGTCGGGCGTGAAGTGTCGCCGCGCATGAGCCGATAGAGCGTGTGCCGGTGAGTCGGCACAGCATCAGCCACACGTTGGAGACCGTGTTTCGCTACGAGCTTTCGCAGCTGTCTTGTCAGGTCCTCGGGTTGTTCATCGCTCATAGGGCATCTGCCATCATGAGGTCCGGCCGACCGCCGTGCCGAAAGCCAGGGTCAGCCATCAAGCCAGCCGGCACGCGGCTTTCAACTACTGCGCCATTCTTCAAGCGGCCCATCTGTTGAAGTTGGACCACAGACACAAGCGACACATGGCATCGGCAGTTGTAGCCGAGTGGTGGAGCAACCTTGCCCCACGCTGGATTGTCGACACGCAGAATCATGCCATCGCCGATTGCATGGTTGTCTCGCACGTCGCTGTCTACCACCGCATCGAATCGAAAAGCCGGGATGACCTGTCGGATGTCTGGGTCTTGCACCTGACGGAATCTGCCCGCCGTGTTGGCGGTGTTCACGTTCGTTCGGAATGCCATCCGTGCATACGCTTCAGACCATGCCCGGCTGCGCTGTCTTACTTCATTCGCTCGCAATGCCAAGCCCCGACCGGCTCCGACCTCCGTCATGCCCTCCTTCATGGCACGTGCAATGTAGCTCTGCGCTTCGCGAGTCACGGACGCTTCAGCCGAGCGCACAAAAGCGATGACGTTGCCTTCCGAGTAAAGCTCTGCGATACGTTGGGCTGTGCGTTCGGCAGCTCGCCGCAGCGTGACAGGCGTTCGCTCTAGCAGTTGCTGCACAGCCTCCTCGAACGTCACGTAGTCGAACGTAGCCGCGAAGTTCATGTGAGATGTCCGGCGAAACTCTAGCCGCTTGACGATCTCTGCCGCGTCTTTCATCACTTCAGCAGCTGCGAACAACTCGACAATCTGCATGGCTTCGGCCGTGATTCGTGCCATGGTTTGCCGAGCTTTGGCAGCTGCTGGAGCGTCCTTCGTTACCTTGGCCACGTACAGGTCCGAAACCGCTGCAATGTAGGCGTCTGCGTGCTTGGTTTCGTGCGCTTCAATCACGCGCTGAATGTCGAGAGATGTCATGACACACCTCGGCTGTAACCATGAACGACAAACTCATGGGTCACTAAGCTTGACAGGTCGTCGCGGATTTCGACGCCGATAGCTAGGTTCGACCCTGCTTGAACGATCATCTTGGTTCC